CCTAGAACTGATAATGCTCTAGACAGTCGTCCAAGAGACTTTCCAGATCAACCAACCGAAAGATTAGAAAGAACATTATGAAGATGTGGGAGACAAAATGTGTTGGATGTGGTAGAATGGTTCCAGCGAATCAAGCACCTCAGATAGGGCACCAAGCACCTGATGGTAGTTGGACAAATTCGTTATGTAAATCTTGTTGGATAAGAAAAAATAATGGACAAAATTGACACACAAGGCATGAGTGTTCCTGGTAAATCAAAGAAACCAAGTAATTATGATCCCATGCCAGTGAAAATCCGTACAATCTTCACACCAGAAGAACGTATTGAGTTGAAACAAATTATTCATGAGGCACTTGACGAGAGGGAGAAAGCATGAAGTTTAAAGCATTAGTATTCATCCGACTGAGATCACAAGTTGATGACTCACCGGGCAATGCCGTGAGAGACGCTTGTAAGCGATTGTCTGAGTTAGACATCAAAAAACTTAGATTGGGTAAGGTCATCGACGTTTGGTTAGAATCAGAGAGCAGGGAGTATGCTGAGAAGGAACTCGAAATGCTCTCCGATAGATTCCTTGCCAACACAGTCATGGAAGACTGGGATTATGAATTGACTGAGATTGAAGAATTTCCTAAAGGTATTGAATAATGGATGATTTTAACGCACCAGGATCTAATAAGATAGGACTCACTCCTGTATTCAAAGAGTTTGTAGTTAATTTACAGATAGATAATGTAGTGAAGATCTTAGATGCTAAGATTGAACGTTGCAATGTGTATAATAGTGACAATCGAGATGAAGTATACAAACAAATAACTATTACATACAAGGAGGATGAAGAATGCAAGCAGTAATTTATAGTAACGGTAGTCAAGAGTGTGAGCGTATAGCAGCACTCTTAAGAGCACTAGATGGTGAGTTTTTGGAATATAATCTTAACGAACACTTTACTCAAAGAGCATTTGAAGCAGAGTTTGGACCTGAAGCAACATACCCGCAGGTCTCTATCGGTGCCAAGCATCTTGGTAATATGCACGATACACTTCATTACATGAGCGACAAAGGTATGCTTGTTTAACTTGACAAACTTTTAATTATCTTCTATAATGAAAATCTACATAAACTACAATGGCAAAGAAAAAATACACAAATAAATCTGGAGACACTTTTGAGTGGGAAGAGACTGAAGAGATGCGTAAAGCAATAAAACAACTGCATCAAGACATTCTTCTGAGAAAAATGAAAGAGCAAGATGACAAACTAAACTATGATACGGGGGGAAAATGAGTATTAAATTGACAATTTTAAAATCAGGAGAAACAATAATTTCTGATGCAAAAGAACTTATTGTTGAAGATAGAGTTTGTGGATATCTTTTTAACAAACCACATAAAGTAGAATATAGAAAACCTATTCTATTGTCAGAAGAAAAAAATATGAGTGATGGAGAAGTTCAAATTTCACTGTCTCCATGGATTTTATTGACATCCGAGGATCAAATTCCTGTTCCTACCGATTGGATAGTTACTCTTGTAGATCCTTTAGAATCTATAAAAGAAATGTATTCTGAAAAAGTTGGTGGAGAAGAAGAAAATGATTAAGTGTTTAGTTCTTCAAAATGGTTTAATTCTTATTGCAAAAATTGAAGAAATTGATGCAGAAATTGGAGATCCAAATTGTAAAATCTCTGATGTTGCTTTGGTAAATTCTGATGATACAGTAAGTTCTTGGTTGACCTGTACTGAACAAAAAGATTTGTTGTTTAGATCTGAAGATATTTTAACAATCGTTGAACCAAAAAGTTCTGTTATTAAATCATATATGGAAATCTCTGAATGAGAGTCTTAAGCATTGATCTTGATTACATTATGGGTCCAGTTATTGAACTCTATAATGGTCTGATGTTTAATGGAAATCCAACAATAAGATGGGAAGAATTTTTTAACAAAACTGATTTCAATGAAAGTCATTTTCGTATTGATCAGTCAAATCTGTTGTTTTGTTATAATACTTTTTTAAAGGCACTTCGCAATTGCGATAGTGTCTCTTTTGGTTATGAACATGATTCAATTCTGTTTAGCATTGCTGATTACAAAGACATTGACCTGATTAATATAGATCATCATGATGATGTTTTTGGTGGTGACTATATTAGAGAGATGCCTGAGGAGGATGCATATAAAATAGAGTTTCATGAAATTATGAATCACAATAGAGTTCATGAGGGAAACTGGGGTGCTTGGTTGGGTGGACATAATAAATTAAAATCTTTTACCTGGATTGGAAATAAAAACAGTGTAAATAAGAGTCGTAATAGATTCAATGCAGAAGTAGTTCCCAACTATCAAAATGTAGAAAAAGAAGATTATAAGTTTGATAATTATAATTTTGATCATATCTTCGTGTGCATGTCACCGCAGTATATTCCCCCAAATCACTGGCATTACTTTGCCATGTTCATCAGTGCATTTGAGGAATTTGCTGGAAAGGATGCTATAATATACACAGAAAAGTTTGAGACCAACGTTCGTCACCAAAGGATTCATAATGAGATTTTACACCAACGTTCAAATGGTCGGTGACCACTTTCTGGTCCGTGGATATGAGAATGGAAGGCACTTCGCTACAAGGGAAAAGTTTTATCCCACACTTTTTGTACCCTCTAATAAAAAGACAAAGTATAAAACTCTTGAGGGGGATTATGTTGAATCGATAGAACCTGGCACCGTTCGTGATTGTAGAGAGTTTATAAAAAAATATGATGGCGTAGAAAACTTCAAAATCTATGGGAATGAACGATACATCTATCAATATCTCTCTGAGATGTATCCTGAGGAAGAGATTAAATTTGACACTAGTAAAGTTAAAATTTCTACAATTGATATTGAGGTCAAATCTGAAAATGGATTCCCCGATGTAGAATCTGCAGCGGAAGAAATTTTGCTTATTACGGTGCAAGATTATACTACTAAACAAATTCGCACTTGGGGTCAGGGACCTTTCAATAACAAACAAGAGAATGTTATCTATAAAGGATTCAGAACCGAATATGAACTCCTTAACGATTTTATCAGTTGGTGGATGATTGAAACCAATACTCCGGAAGTTGTTACTGGATGGAATAGTGAACTCTATGATATGCCGTATCTTGTGCGTCGTATCGATAGGATCTTAGGTGAGAAGTTAATGAAACGACTTTCACCTTGGGGTTTGGTGACTGAACGTGAGACCATTATTATGGGTCGCAAACATATTTCTTATGATGTTGGTGGTGTCACTCAACTTGATTATTTGAACCTGTATAAGAAGTTCACTTATAAGGCACAAGAGTCTTATCGTTTGGATTATATTGCGAGTGTGGAACTTGGGCAAAAGAAACTTGATCACTCTGAGTTTGATACATTTAAAGATTTCTATACAAAGGGGTGGCAGAAGTTTGTAGAATATAATATCATTGACGTGGAACTTGTTGACCGAATGGAAGACAAGATGAAACTGATTGAACTCGCAATTACCATGGCATATGATGCTAAGGTGAATTATAATGATGTGTTCTATCAAGTTCGTATGTGGGATGCGATCATTTACAATTATCTCAAAAAGAGAAACATTGTAATTCCACCCAAAGAACGTTCAGACAAGGATGCAAAGTATGCAGGTGCGTATGTTAAACAACCGGTTCCGGGAAAGTATGATTGGGTTGTGTCTTTTGACCTTAACTCTCTCTATCCTCACCTTATTATGCAGTACAACATCTCTCCAGAGACACTCCGAGAGACTAGGCACCCATCAGTTACCGTTGATAAGATACTTAATGAAGAACTGACCTTTGAATTATATAAAGACAGCGCAGTGTGTGCTAACGGTGCCATGTATCGTAAAGATGTTCGTGGGTTCCTACCTGAACTGATGGAGAAGATTTATAAGGATCGCACCATCTATAAGAAGAAGATGCTTATTGCAAAACAAGATTATGAAAAAACTCCGACTAAGGCATTGGAGAAAGAGATTGCACGATGCAACAACATTCAGATGGCTCGCAAGATTCAACTCAACTCTGCATATGGTGCTATTGGTAATCAATATTTCCGTTACTACAAACTGGCCAATGCGGAAGCGATTACGCTTTCTGGTCAAGTCTCTATCCGTTGGATTGAGAATAAGATGAACGGATTTCTAAATAAGATTTTAAAAACCAAAGAAGTCGATTATGTCATTGCATCTGACACTGACTCAATCTATCTTAATATGGGACCTCTTGTTGATAAATTTCTTAGTCATAAGTCTGACGATAAAACAGCAGTTGTGGGGTTACTTGATAAGATCTGTGAAGACAAGTTGGAACCATTCATCGAACGATCTTATAAGGAACTTGCGGATTACGTTGCGGCATATGATCAAAAAATGATTATGAAGCGTGAGAATATTGCAGAACGTGGTATTTGGACTGCGAAGAAACGCTATATTCTTAACGTATGGAACAGTGAGGGGGTTCAGTATTCTGAACCTAAACTTAAGATGATGGGTATTGAGGCAGTCAAATCATCCACTCCTGCACCTTGTAGAACCATGATTAAGGACGGTCTCAAACTCATGATGAATGGTACAGAAGAGGAAGTAATTAACTTTATCGATAAGTGCCGCAATGATTTTAAGGCACTTCCGCCAGAACAAATTGCATTTCCTCGTTCAGTATCGGATGTTATTAAATACAAATCTCATTCTAGCATCTATACAAAAGGAACTCCAATTCATTGTCGTGGCGCACTTCTATTCAACCATTATGTCAAAGAGAAGAAACTGACAAATAAATATTCTCTTATTACTAATGGCGAAAAAATTAAATTTCTTTATTTGAAGAAACCAAATATCATTCATGAGAATGTCATCTCATTTATTCAAGACTTTCCTCATGAACTTGGTCTTGACAAATACATAGACTATGACTTACAATTTGAAAAGTCATTTGTCGAACCACTCAAAGCAATTCTTGATGCGATTGGATGGAATGTGGAGAAAACTGTAAACCTTGAACTATTTTTTGTATAATGGATTTTTTAAACGAAATTGTAAAAGAGATTGGAGATGACTATACCAAACTGGCAAAAGACATCGACGACACAGAAACTTACGTGGACACAGGTTCGTACATCTTTAACGGACTCGTTTCAGGTAGTATATTTGGTGGCGTATCTGGGAATAAGATTACTGCCATTGCTGGTGAGTCTTCTACTGGCAAGACTTTCTTTTCTCTCGCTGTCGTCAAAAACTTTCTTGATTCTAATCCTGACGGATATTGCCTTTATTTTGACACCGAGGCAGCAGTTAATAAATCTCTTCTCGAA